AAAATCAGAAAAACAACAAAAATTCTTTCAGATAGTAAAAGCCTATAAAGATAAGAAAATGTCCGCAGCAGATGTAGGAAAGAATGTGGAAGATGTAGCTAAGAATATGTCAAAATCACAAATAGAAAAATTTACTAAGTTAGTTAGAGAGATAATGTATTAAAAAATTTGGGGAAGATAAACCAAATATAAAAAATTAATTAAATTTTTAAAAATACAGTTTATTATCATATACACAGTTATACTTATAGTTGATATTCAAACATATTAATAAACTATAAAATCAAAAAAAATGTCTTTAGGTATTGAAAAGTTAAAACCTGCAATTCAACATTTAGCTCAATTGATTTCCGCATCTACTAAGGTAGACGTAAACGGAAACGGTGTAGTTGATACTTCTGAAATTTTCGGTATTGTTCAAGTATTAGTATTCAAAGTAATTGCTATTTACGGAACATTACCTGCTGCTTTAGCAGAATTAAAAGATGTTGATTCTTTAGAGAGAGCTGAATTAGTAAAGGTATTCAATGAAAACTTCGAGTTGTCAGATGACGTAGTTGAAAGTTTATTAGAGGAGTGGTTCGTATTAATTGACCAAGTTATTACACTATCCTCAAAAACAGTAACTAAATTTTCAAAGTAATCGTAAAGTAAGCAACTTAGAAGATAATTAGATTAAGAGAACCCCATCTATGATGGGGTTTTTTATTATAATATAATATATTTATAGTAAGAATTAGTATTAGGTAATAGAAAATAAAGTAAGGAAAAGATGGCAAACATCCCTATTTGGCCGGGTTCGGCATCATTCTTCCAAGGAGACACTCCCTACGGAACATATGATAATGAATATGCATTTCAGCAAGATGCAGACATGATTGCAGATTGGTGTGCAAGGAGACTAGGCTATCCCATAGTGGATGTAGAATTACAACAATCTAATTTCTTTGCAGCATTTGAAGAGGCAGTAACTGAGTATGGTTCTCAAGTAAATACTTACGTTAGTAGAGATAACTTACTATATTTATTAGGAGTAAATACAGGCTCACAAAGTTTAACTCAAGAGTATGTAGATGCTAATAATTCTTCCATATTTAAGTTATGTGAACATTATGGAACGTCTATAGGTGTGGGAGGAAATGTCACCTATTTCACAGGTAGTTTACAAATACGGCAAGATAAACAAACATATGATTTATCTAAGGATACGTCAATTGCATTAGAATCAGGTTCATTTACTAATGGTAATTACACAATAAGAAAAATACATCATTATCCAATACCTGCATTAGTAAGGTATCAAGACCCATATGGAGGTTCAGGATTAGGTACTCAAGGATTAATAAATGGTTTTGAGCTAGGAGGTTACACAGCTGCTGCAAGTTTCATGCTATATCCTTTAAATGCTGATTTACTTAGAATGCAGGGAATAGAATTTAATGATTTAATTAGAAAGAGTTCGTATAGTTTTCGTTTAGTGAATAACAGACTAACTATATTTCCAATACCATTACGAGATACTAAACTACATTTTGAGTATACTTTAAATAGTATGGAAAGTAATCCATTAAAACGGGGGAGAGGACGCATAAGCGATTACTCAAATGTACCCTATAGCAACATGGTATACTCACGTATAAATGCAATGGGAAAACAATGGATAAAAAAATATACATTAGCATTATCAAAAGAGATGCTAGGATACGTTAGAAGTAAATATAGTTCAATACCTATACCTGAATCAGATATTACATTAAATGGTGATGCATTACTAAGTGCAGCAGAAGCAGAGAAAACATCATTAATTGAAGAGTTAAAAGAAATCCTAGACCAATTCTCAAGACAGAATTTACTAGAAAGAAAAGCAGCTGAATCTGAAGCTTTACAAGTAGAAATTAGTAGAGTACCTTTAAGATTTTATATAGGATGATAAAGATAATTAATATATTGAAAGAGTTAGATTATTCATTACATGTGAATAGGCATAATGAATTTGATGTAGATAAGTTAGAAAAGTATGGGGGAGGTACAGATGCTTTAGTTATGATGAAGGGAAGAGGCACAGGACATTTTGGTTCAGGAACTTACCTGTCAACATATAAACAAGATTCAGATTTTAGTGTAGATTCTAAAAGAGTACGAGATGCTTTAGAAAAAAATTATGGAGAACCTCTTATACAAGTTAGTCCTAAAACATATGCTATAGATTTAGACAGGTATAATTTGTATAAACCGAAAAATACAAGACATGCAGAAATTCTGTTTGAATTATTAAAAAATATTAATGATTTATTTTATGCAGTAGAATCAGATACAAAGTTAAAACAAAAAAAAGAATATTTAACTGATATACTTGATAGTTGTAAAAAATTAAATTTAGAATTTACTAAAGAATTTGTTAAAAAAGTAAAATACGAAGTTCTCCCTAATTACTCAAAAAATTATAGAGGAGGTGAAGACTTAAAATATAAAGCAAGTATATCCACTATGTTTATGGAAGATAATGGTTGGAATGGGGTTAATGTAAATAATATACCTATATTTGATAATACTCGTCATGGTTCTGTAATATATGATATGAAAATTGTGGTAGATGCTCCAAAAAGAACTGCACCCTACATTGAAGATATTTTTTCTGATAATACAGAAAATTTAAAAGATATTATAAAAAAAATAAATAAATATAGGTTTTCTGCTGCTAATCTAACTAAGTTATCAAATTCAGAAATAAATAGATTATTGAAATTGATTCGTTATGATACATTGTCTTTTTATGAGTATGATTCTGATTTTGAATTTCAAATAGAAAACGATAATATAGACCTATATCAAATAGAGCATGTGAAGAAAGTATACCCCAATATAATATTTGATAAAATAAAAGATTTAGATTTTGAAAATGAAAATATAAATAGTAATATATATGGATTTGTAATTATGTATTTAGATAAAAATCCAAATGATTATGATAAAAAATATTTGAATTACTTATATAAAAATTATTATGGTAATAGATTTGATATTACTAAAAATGAAAAAAAAATATTAAATAATTATTTAGAAAATTTAGATTATGAATCTTTAGATAAGTATGAAAAATCAGATTATGATATTTTAAAAGAATATTTAGAATAATATATTACTATGGCACTATTTGGAGGTTCGAGGGATGTTAGTTTAATTAGAAGGCTTAATAGAGAATTAATAAACTCTATAATTAATACTGAAGTAATAGTATATAAGATAGCTACGCAATATACCAAAATAAACATATATGGTGAATCTTCCAAAAAAATATTTTTTAATCCAATGAGAGTTAATTCTCTAATAACAAGAGAAGAAAAAGATTATGACGGTGATGAATTAACTACATATATTAGAAATATATCTTTTTCATTTCTTAGAGATGATTTAAAAGATTTAAATCTTGTAATACAAGAAGGTGACGTAATTAAATGGGATTCTGAATACTACGAATTAAATTACGTAGGTTCTAATCAATTATGGACAGGACGAAATCCTGATACATTATTAGCAACTGTAGAAGACGGAGGAGATGCATTCGGTTATAATGTAAGTATTATTGCAAGAGGTATGAAAACAACAGCAGACCGTTTAGGAATTGAAAATGTAATGACTCCAAGAAACAGCATATATGATTTACCAAATAGAATATAATGGCAGAAAATCCTAACTTATCATTAACGGGTGTTGACCCACCATTTAATAGGGCATATGAGACTAGGAGGGATAATGATACCTTTAGAACTCCTGCCATAACTTTATATGATGTTGATTATGCAGTTATGCATTATTTAAAGAACACAATAAATGCTCAAGTTGAGCAGAATGATTCAATGATTGATGTTCCTATAGTTTATGCATCTGCCGAAATTTGGAATCAAATTCAGGCAAGAGGATACATGAGAGATAAGCAAGGGAAGATATTAGCTCCATATGGAACTATTAGAAGAATATCAATGGCTGAGGATGAGAGATTCAAAAAATTAGATGTTAACTATGGTTCTGCTACAATATCCATAAATCCAAAAGAAAGGAATTTTGAAAATATTAGAGACCAACATGCAACGTTATCTAATTCTAAATTTTCGGATGAGTATTACATATCAGTACTACCTGAGTTTTATATAATTGAATATGAACTAATATTATTTAGTTATTATATAGAGCAAATGAATTCTATAGTTCAAGATATAATTCCGACAAGTAATTTTTCTTGGGGAGATTCATTTAAATTTAAGACAAGAGTTGGAGACATAAATTTTGATACGATAAATCCAACAACTACAGAAAGATTAGTAAAAGCTACAACATCATTAACAGTAGATGCGAGATTACAATCTGAATTTGAGTTAAGAAAATCAACGATACAGAAGGCATATACTACTAAAAGAATTGTGTTTAGAACGGAACAATCATCATTTGATATAAATGCTGTTGATAGATTTCCAAATGAACAGGAGTAATTTAATTTTGAAAAATTTTAGTACTATTTATATTTAGAAAACAATTATTAAATTCAATAAGATAAAAAATGGCTAACGAAAGATTTGTAAGTCCGGGTGTGTTCACGAGGGAAAAAGACTTAAGTTTCCTACCTCAAGAGATACAATCAATTGGAGCAGCAGTGATTGGCCCAACCCTATACGGCCCTGCTTTTAGACCTACCACAATATCAAATTATTCTGAATACCTTAGAGCATTCGGTAATAGTTTTATCAGTGGTTCAGGAGCTTTTGCACAAGAATTCAAATTTTTGACAAACTATACTGCACAAGAGTATTTAAGATACGGTGATAATCTAACAGTTGTTAGAATCATAAACAGTAATGCAACCATAGCTAGAACTAATGTAGTTAGTTCGGGTTCATATAAGGCATTCTTAAATAGTGGTAAGACCAAAACTAATCTAACAGCATCACATTTTAATCAAGCATCTGCTTCATTTAAAATTCATTTGATGTCTGAGGGTTTATATGGAAATAGTGGAACTAATATAGCATCTAATAATGGTATTGAAGACCCATCCACAACTCAAGCACTAGGATTACTATCTTCAACTTATGGTACAAGATATAATTTTAGGTGGGAAGTAGATAACGTTAATCTTAGAAGAGGTACATTTAACTTAACACTTAGAAGAGGTGATGACAGAACAGGCAGAAAAGTTGTTATTGAACAATTTAGCAATGTGTCATTAGACCCAAATGATGCGGGATATCTACCAAGAGTTGTTGGAGACCAAGTATATACTTTGAGAGGTACGGGAACAGGAAGACCTTATCTTCAATTATCAGGTTCATACCCAAATCGTTCAAGATACGTTAGAGTTGAAATTCTAAAAAATACATTAAACTATTTGAATGAAGCAGGTGGTATTAGAAGTGGTGCATTATCTGCATCTCTACCCGCTGCTGTATCAGGAACTTTCGGATTTGGAAGTGATGGATATGTTCAACATCCAAGAGCTTTTTATAATAGTATTGTAGCAAGTAATACTCAAGGATTTAACCTATCTCAAGGAGCAGCAGGAATTAGTGGCTCTACGGCTTATTATGATGCAATTGATATTTTATCAAATGCTGATGAATATGATATTAACACTCTCTATATTCCCGGCTTAGTTCAAGAGGCAGGAGGAAAACACAGTGATATCATCACACATGCCATCGCAATGTGTGAAGAAAGAGGTGATGTCTTCCTAGTAGTTGACCCAACTAAATATGGTGATTCTATCGGACAAGCTCAATTAGCAGGTGAATCAAGAAATTCTAACTTTGCAGCAATGTACTATCCATGGCTACAAGTTGCAGACCCTGACCTTAACAGAAACGTATGGCTACCACCATCTTGCTTAGTAGCAGGTGTAATATCTTTTAACGATTATGTTAGTTTCCCATGGTTTGCTCCTGCGGGTTTGAATAGAGGTGGTATTGAAATTGCGGTACAGGCTGAGA